GACATTCCATAACTCCTATCCTAGCTTTTACTTTCATAAAACATAAACACACCTTACAAGTACCTGTAGGTTTAAAGTAATATACACACTCTCTACATAATGCTATACGTTCTTCATATATCTCGTTTTTTACAAAGAAGTTAGTCATCTAATAATTCTTTAAGTTGATCCCTTACTTTGTCTATAGTAGTGAACAAACTATTTCTGCTTATGCCTGTTTTCTTTGCAAGTCCTGTCAATGTGTTACCCTCGTAGTAGTATAACTTAAATACATCTCTATCATACCAATACACATTCTCTAATGCTTTATCTATTTGTTCTAGCTTTTGCCATTGTTGGTATTCTTCAGGATTAGGTATATTGTATAAGTGTTTCTCATTAGATGTTTCTCCTGTTTCTGTGATATCGTATGTTATAGAACTTGCCTGTGCATCTAAGTTAGTATAGTATTTCTTATACTTATAGAAGTATGGACTTCGTGGACTTGTAAAACTTCTTCTCAATACTACTGCACCATATCTTATTAATCCTTTCTGTCCGTCTTTGTTATATATGTCTTTTAATACTGTAGGATTCATTTGCAAAAAATACATAAGACATTCCTGTACACATTCTTCTATTTCGTTTATATCTTGCGAGTAGGTGTAAGACATTTCTACAAATGTTTCTCTACAATCTGCTACTGCTTGATATATTTTATTCATTGTTTTTTTCTATATCTTGTAAATCTCTTACTAATAATTCTAATCCGTTATCTAATAATAGTTTATAAGCCCTTATAGCTTCTATGTTTCTTTTGGTTTGTATACCTGCAAAATATCCATTTACCATTACAGAAGTATTTATAGGTATTATCATTAACCAATCATTCCAATTTGCTTGTTCTACATCTTTGCCATAACTATTATGATATTCTATAATAAGATCAAGAACTTCCTTAAAACTTCTATATTTTGTTTCTGAAGAAATATCTTTTACAAATGTTAACATAAGATTTAAATAATCGTTTATTATTATTTGATGTGTAGTGTTTGCAAATATTGGTTTCTCCATACTCAAATATAAAAAATTAATTACTCTATATTCTTTTCCTTTTTTATTTTATTAACAAGGTCTTTGTAATAACTTATCTTTTCTACATAATCTATCCTAGTCATTTTTACATTTACCTTAGACATAAACTCTAATTCTTCAGCAGTACCTAAACCATACTTAGCATCTAAATACATTCCGAACTTATACTGCTCTCCTTGACCGAACATATTACACTTGACACATTGTACTTGACAATTCTTTTCATCCCATCTTGTGTTATGATGTCTACGAGATTGAAAGTGTCCGTTCTGTAGTTTTTTGTAATGATCTATTTTACCACAAGTAAAACATTGAGCAACACCTAAATCTGTAGCATCCCTTAATCTTATATATTTAGAAAACCAACTATCTAATTCTTTTTTAAGTTTGCTTACAGGTTTTTTTATCCCCATATTAACTTTTGTTCAAACTGAGGTTTTGGTTTAAAGTATAGATACTTAGCAACTGTTGTTTTTCTTCCGAACCTAGTTATAAATTCTAAATCAGTTGTATGAATATTGTAACCTTGCTTTTTTAATTTATATATAATATCTGCTAATCTTGTAGCACCATATAATTTTATAGCTTGTAAACTTGTTATATGACCATAGTTTTTTAAGTGCCATTTTATCGCATCTGTAGCACAACTTATTTCATTTTCAGTTATAGTTATTGTTTTCATTTTGTTTTCTTTTTAAATTTATAAATTACATAACTTAATACAGGAGTTCCTAATAATAGTGTTAATAAACTAGGATGTGGTTCTCCACATAATCCTGTCAAGTGTCTAAAAAAATCTATCATTTTATTTGTTTAAATTGAGGTTGATAAAACTCTACATTGTTTTGATTTAATGTTTCTACTTTATAGATAGCTTCTGCAATTCTTTTCTTATGTTCTATTATCCAACGATAAAAAGTTCTTATGTTTAAAAAAGGATCAAAGTTACAGAACCTTACTCCTTGATAAAAACTATCTTGTATTTGATAAAAAAACATTCTTCTAAATCTATTTTCTTTCTGTAAATCTTCTGCTAGTATTTTAGCAAGAGAAGCCATTGTTTTGGCATCTGCTCTATGTCCTAACTCTACTGATGTCTTAGCAATTAGGTCTAGTGTTTTTTCTGTTAATTCTTTAGGGTTTTCGTTTTCTAGTGTTTTCATTTATAATTTATATTTAGACATATCATTTTTAATAATCGTTCTATGTACATATACATAATCTCCTGTAGGTTCTCTAAATCTTTTACCTATCTCTATCTTACCACTATAATTAAAATAGTTATTCAAATCTATAGTATTTTTTTTATATAACTTTTCTAAGTATATCATTTGCTTGTATTCATCTATCATAATAAGTTCTTAGCTTTTTGCCATTCATCTATCTGTGCATCTAATTTAGATGTACCTGTTTTTTTACTTTCCCACTTTGCAGAATTTTTTGCCCAACGAGAAAGTCGCAACTTTACATTAAAGGTAGCTTGTTTCTCATACTTCATTTTAGCATTAATTCTTTCAGAACTTTTTTCTGTCCAATAATCTATAAACTCTTGTTTCATTTCTTTAGGGTAATCAAAATACATAACGTGATTAACAAAACCATCCCTCTTAGATATATTATTACTTGTAGTATTAATACTTGTATTATTATACTCCGTGATTTTCGTGATAGGGTGCTTCGCATTTCGCAGTATACCTATACATCTTTTAGTTATTACGTTCCTTAAATCCCTTTCTATTTTAACTGTTATAAAACCTTTCTTGTTAAGTTCTGAAATCCAAGCACTTATAGTATTTTTATTTACATTATATAAATTAGCAAAGTAGTTATTAGAAGCAAAGCAAAATCCGTGCTTATTACTTAAAGCAGTTATTTCTCCATATAATAATTTAGCATTAGGTTTTAAATCAGAATACCTTACGTTTGCAGGTATTATTGCGTAGTAGCTTGGTTTTTCGTTCATAGTGTTATAATTTCTGTAGAGTAATCTACTTCTTTTAAAGATTTTTTAATTATATCAATATTTTTTGAAAAATCCAAATAGCTAGTTGGTAATACATAAGTTGCCTTACCACTTTTAATCTTAATTTTAACTTGTGGACTTGCACAAATCTTTATACCTGCATCTATTAAACACCTACAAATTTCTTTTCTACTTTCTAATACAACTTTAATTTTTTCGCTTTCTGTAAAAGCATCATAAACTTTATTAAAAATATTTCTATAATAAGGAAAACTAGCATAATTAGATTTATGAGAGTTCTTATAATGTAATACAGAAGTACGATCCTTTTTAATTATATCTGCAATAGTAGTAACGTGAATATCTTTAGTCATTATACCTATAACACTTGCAACCATTCTTGGTACTAATATTTCTTGCTTCCTAGTTTTAAAAGCTAATGAACCTTTTTGCAACCCTACTATATTAGTAGTAAGGTCGCAAATCAATTCAAATTTTTCTCTATTAGTCATATTAAAATGGTAGGTCTGAATCAAACTTTTCTGCTACTTTGTTTATTTTACTTTGTGCAGGACTTAATCCCCACACCCATTCATAAAACATCTGTGCATTTTTTAGTACATCTTCAGGACTACACTTATTATCATAATCAACTGCTGCTTTCAAACTTGATTGTTTTACAATAAGTTTTTGCACATCATCTTGTTTAGGACTTAATTGAGTTTGATTCTTTTGATAATCTGTTACAATCTTAATACTTCCTTTGTCGTTAATGGTGTAAGATATATCTTGTCCTACACTTAATTTAGAATCATTTGATTTACGATATATTTTACCTATATCTCCGTTATCTAATTCTACTTCAAATACATATAGTTCTTTAAACATCCCTGAACCTTGTACGTTTACTACTTTACTATTTTTCATATTTATTTATTTAATTATTTATTATCATATTCCCAAGCACTTAAACAATGCTCTCCACATTCACTACAGATTTTATCTGCATCCATATCTGCTTCACAACAGAAACTTTTATTACTCCATTCTTCTTTACATCCACATTTATCATAATCTCCACATATTACACATCTTGTTTGTTCATCAACGTATATATCTAATGTAGGATCAATACAATTCTCGTAAGTTGCTTTATACCAATTTTCGTAACTTATATCCATTGCATAATTAATTTAGTCATACATACAACAAAAGCTACTGCAAAAATGCTAGTAGCTAATGTTTTTAAAAATGTATATGTTGAATTAGGAACTACAGAAACGGCATAATCTCTAATGTGTTGATGTTTAAAAAACTCTACAACTTCTTTAGCATTAAGTATATATTCGTTTCTTGTTTGTCTGTTAATTACTTTATAGTTTGTTTTCATTTGTTTTTGTTTTTATGTTCATTGAACAGTAGTATCAACTTGTTGTACTTCGTTTTCTAGCACGTCCACATACTGAGTACGATTTATTACCGACCTTTTGAGTTTTTACACTAAACCTTTATTTAGTGTGGTAATACCACTTGCTTCGCTTGAGTTTATATGCTTTCACAGTGCCTAATCCCATAAATAACTATGTTTAATACTTCGCCAAGTATTATAATAACACTGCCGTTATTATTTTTTATAAAGCGTCTAACTTAGTTAATCTATCGCTAGGGTGCGCATCTAGTTTCCTATATTCAAGATTCGTTTTCTACTATTTCAATGAACTATTTATAAAGCAAATCTACAACAAATATTTATATTAACAACTATTTTAACATAAATATTAAAAAAGTTATTAACAATTAAGATGTTAATATATATAAGTTATTGATTATAAAGGCATTAAGAGGTTAATAGGTGTAGTACCATTTAATACTACTCCACAAGCTATTGATGGTTTTTTTCCTCTTTTAGCATAAGCCATAGCATAAGAATCGTGGTCAATTCCACATCCAACCTGCATTCCAAATATTCTAAAATTTTGCCCTACATAGTGTTCTATATAACATTGTGTATGCAAATGACCTTGTACTGTATTCATCATATCTGCTCTACACTTACTACGTGCCGTACCCCCTTCTCCGTGTAAATATTGTACTCCATCAATTACTAATCTATCTACAAAATTCCAATTAGGTACTTCTAATACTTCTTTATAGGACTTAATCCATTTACTAGGTATTAATGAAGTTTGTGCTTTTCGCATAATCATTCTGTCGTGATTACCAAGAATAACAGTAGCATTAGGGAAGGCATTGTACCAACGAGCAATTTTAGTTATAGCAACTTCTAGTTCTTCTTTACCTGTATATTCTGCTTCAATATCTATTTCGTGAAAACTCGTATAATGATTATCCACGCAATCTCCAATTATTACTACATCTGTACAATTCCATATTTTATATTGTTCTTGACAAAATTCTAAATATCCATCAAGACAAAAAGGTTCGTGCAAGTCGCCAACAACTAGGACATTCCTAGTGTTGGTTTCTCGCATTTTTTGTAAAGCCACAACCTCGTGTGGTTTTAATCTGTATCTATTACTTCGCACTATCTGCAATTCCTTGTCCAACAACAAGAGTTAAACAAGCATAAAATAATTTAGAAGCAGTTTCTTCATCTACACCTAAATAAGTTACTATTAATGGTATTACTACAGAACTAACTGCATACCAAAACTTTTTACTTTTCATCATAGTTAATATTAACCAATTTTTCATTTTATTTATTTTTAATTAATAATTTAATGTTTTCGCCACCTAAATTAAGTATTCTTCTCATTAAAAAATCCATAGCATATTTGGATTTACTAACAAAGTCCTGTTCATTATAAAAACCTACTAGAATACAACCCTGTGTATGTTCAGGTTTATTACCTCTATGAAACAAGATAAAACTTCTATCAGGCACTTCCTGTACTATAAGATGTAAATAATCTCTTGTAGCACTCTCTCTCGGTGTACGCAATCTTACATTATATTTACCTTCAGGTATACAACTTATATTGCGTTCATTGTTTATATATGGATTCTCTAGAGTATCACATACATATTCTTCGTTTAAATACAACCTACCTATAATAGATTGATCTGTAAATATTTCTCTCTCAAGAACAAGATTAACCTTGCCCTCTTGATTTTTTCTTAAAAGCATTTTGTGATTGGGAAGCATTTTTTGAGTGTACTCCTTTACGTTTAGTACGAGTTTTTTTTACTACTGTGTAAGATTTAATTTTTCTTGGCATTCTTCTTTTTTTGACTATACCACTTATCTACTGTATATGCAATAGAAATTACTAACAGAACAATTTTAAGTGCTAGTTCTATATTAGAAAATGTTGTTACACTTAGGACTGTTCCGTTTACTGCTGCTACTTCTAGCGTGTCCTGTACTGTTTTTTGTATTGGCATTTGTCAAATATGTTTTTAATTTAATCTTATTTACTTCTTTTACTTTATATCTTTTCTTCATTATGTAAGATCAGGTGTTAAAAAATCTCTAAGTGTTATTTTATCTCCCTGCATTTTAGGTCTTTCTAAATTCATTCCTGCATAGTATGCGTTGCTATCAGGAGATACATCTGCACCTGAGTTTGTAGAATACTCAGGAAATAAGCTAATGTTGTTTTTTATATACTCTATCATTCTTTCCATATAATACTCCCCTGTATTTAAAACTTCACTTCTTAGGTGTTGTGCTTCTTCTGTAGTTAAAGCTACTCCGTTTTCTGATGTCTTAGAGTATATGTTTCCATTTTCTATCTTAAAACGTAAAAAAGGTATTGCGTGATATAACGCAAAGTTAGGTAGCATATCTCCAATATAAGTATCTAATAATGTTTTGTAGTTAGCATTAGCAGGATTGCTTATAGTACCTGCCGTTATAAGGTCTTTAAGTTTTTGATTTAGGTCTGTACCTAATTTAGTTTCTACATAAAGTTTCTGTGCTTGTTTAACAAAAGGTAATAAAAAATCTACATCTACATTCATATTGATTGCAGTAGAATCTTTTAGCTTGTCTTCTGATATAAATAATACGTATGCCATTTTTATCTCTTTTTTACAAATCCGTTATTAGGTAAATCTCTTGGTGCTACAGAAACTTCTTTTGCGTTTCTAGGTAATTTTACACCTCTACTTCTTGCTTCAGTTGATGTTATTATTTTGTCTGAATTTTTAGGTCTGCTTCCTGTCTGTACTAATATGATTCTGAACCATTTATGGAAACAATTACCACCTCCTTTAAATTTCCAGATTGAGTAAGTATCTGCACCACCTTTACCCCAACCAGGATTTACTGCTCTGTTACCCATAGCAATAATATCTTCTTTTCTGTATACTTTATTTGCTTTAGTCATTTTTCTGCAAAATTCTCTTTCTCCTGATGCTTTACCTGCATATCTATATCTTACTCTATATATATCATCTTTGTATTTATCTTGCTTACTTTTTTGATCTTGACTTGACTTTCTATTTGGATAAGCTGAACCTGTAGTAGCAAACTCGTAATAAGATAAATTTAATTCTTCTTCAAAATTAAAATCTTCAAATTCTTCGTTAACTTCTTGTTCGTGAAAAATTTCCCAACCATCAGGCATATCTTCTCCGTATTCTTCTATTGCTTTATCAAGTTCAGTTTTATCATAACATTTCTTGTCGCATTCTTTTTTCTTATCTCCACAATCACAATCTTTTAAATCTATTAATTGATCATGATTTTCACAAGGCATAAAATACTCGTTACCATCTTGTGTATGTATATGATGTCCACTACAACCTAATCTTTCTGCTTCAGCTTCAGCTTCTTCTATACTGTCAAATAAAGGTAACTCTTTACCATCAGAAACTATTGAACCTACTTTCTCTAAGTTGTAGTTATCTTCTTCATCTGCCGTTAGTTCTTCGTCATTTAAAGGTTTTAGACCTAGTTCCTCTCTTATCTCATCTTCTGTCATTACTTCCTTCATATCTTCTATAGTAAACTTAGATGTGATTGGTTTAGCTTGTACAAATGAGAAAGGTATATTAATACCATTAACGTCAAATATTTTAGATAGTGTTTTTACTATGTGTTTTTGAAAAGGTACTACAACTGTGTTTAAGTACACCTCAAAAGCTGCATTTAACTCATCAACATTAGAACCTAGCCCTGTGTCGTTTTTAATACCCATAAGCATAGGAGAAGTAACTCTATGACCTGTAAGTATGTTTTGTACTAAAAGTTC